AACCTCGTGCCATCGTGGACCGGCGTCGCGCAGATCAGCGGCACGGCGGGCTCCAGCGGCGGCATGGCGACCGGCACCTACTATATCCAGGTCACGGCGTCCGACACGCAGAACCAGTACGAGAGCCGCATCTATCAGATCAGCACGTCCACGGCGGGCGTTACCGGCCCGAACGGCTCCATCTCGGTCGTGCTGCCGGCGCTCTCCGGTTATTCGTTCAACGTCTACGTCTCGACCTCCAGCACGATGGCGAACTCGAGCCTCGGACTGTGCGCGTCGGGCCCGACGGTCGGTCCTTATTCCGGGCAGGCGACGCAACTCGCGCCGGGGCAGACGGTCGTCATCACCGGGCTTGGCCTCGCGCAGCAGCCTCCGGCGGCGCCATTGACTTCGACGGGCACGGTCTACCCCTGCTACATCTTCGGTCGGGGCGCTTACGGCCAGGTCATGCTCGACGACGTGAAGACGAGCTATCTAAGCAACGCGGAGAAGGCTGATCCATTAAACCAGTTGCGCGTGGTTGGATGGAAATTATATTACGGGACGTTGCTCGAAAACGTATCGTTCATGATGAGAATAGAATCAACCTCGAACTTCTCAGCGAGCTTCGGGTAAGGAGGCGGAGATGGCCACTAAAACGATGGGCACCGCCGCGACCACGACCCTCACCGCCGTTCAATGGCTGGGTGGTGGGGGCAATTTGCTTCCCGCCGACATAGCGACCATTCAGCAGTCGATCCTCGACGACCAGACCAACACCAATCCGATTTGGCCGGGCGCCTGGGATACGACTGGGATGTTGTTCGTGCCCAACCGGGGCGTGTTGCGGATGTTGCCCGGCGATTGGATCGCCGTCGATTCGACCGGCTTTCCTATCCTTCTATCGTCGCTCGCCGCCGGATCCGGCGGGTCGGGCAACTGGAGACATTCGTAATGGCTTCCAAACGCAAAACCCCCATTCAAAAGCCCGTTCTCGACCAGCTCTCCCCGGAGGAGATCAAGGCCGCCAAACTCAAGGCCAAGCGCGAGTTCGACGAAAGTCTCAAGGCGAAACAGGTCGCCGATCTCGTCGAGTACGAGAAGCAGGAGCTGGAGCGTCTCGCCAAGCCCGAGGAGCGTCCGTGCTTCATCCGGGTCATGCTGCCGCCGTTCGCCAATGAGGTCGTGCTGGACGGCACGGTCTATCAGCATGGCTGGCATGGCGAGGTGCCCTACAGCAAGTACCTCTCGATGCAGGACATTATCGCGCGCGCCTGGGATCATCAGTACGACACCGAGGGCCACAAATATCCGAACCGGCGCCCGCAGCGCGAGATCGTGCTGGGCGCCGGCGACATCAACGTTTCCTCGCGGTCCTTGCTTGAACGGAGAATGTAGTGTCCCACGACGAAAAAGAACAAATCCCGGTCATCCGCGTTTCGATCCAGCGCCCGTTCCAGAACGGCGCGGCGCTCGTGCTGGAGACCTACATTCCGCAGGACGCACCGCTGCCGCGTATCAACGACATCATGGACAAGCTCGCGGGCGCCGGCGACCGTCAGTTGCAGCGCTCCGAGCTGGAGCGCGAGGAGCAGCTCGTCTACAATGACGAAATCGAGCTGGCGCGGCAGGTCGATGGGCTAGACGACATGGACCGGCTCTACGCGCACAAGATCGCGAACGAGGGCGGCAACCGGCGGAGCGGCTACAAGCTCACCGAGAACGAGCAGAAAGCCCGCGAGGGCTGCGTGCGCGGGATCGACATGCTCCAGAAGCGCCTCGCCGCGCACAGGCAGCGCGTCGCGGACTTGAAGCGGGACTTAGGGCTTCTGAAGCAAGCGGCGGAGTAATGCCATCGCACTCCAAGCGCAACAACTCTGCGCCCTGGCGCAGCAAATAGCGAAGGTGCCCGGCTACTCCACGCAAGCCGGGCAAATCCTTAACTATATCCTGTCGGAGCTTTGCGAGACCTACGATTTCGAGCTGGCGCGCAAAGGCTACAACTTCAATTTCAACGGCACCATCGGCCCCTACAACATGCCGTCCGACTATCTTCGGTCTGTCGCCCAAGATGTTTTCTACATCGTCCAAGTTGGCATCCCCTATTTCATGGTCTGGGCGTCCAAGCCCGAGTTCGATCGCTTCATTCAGCTTCCGGTCCTTTCCGCCTACCCGACGCGCTACTGGACCGACATGAGCCAGTCGCCGCCGCAAATGCTCGTCTGGCCCCCGCCGTCCGGCGCGTTTCCGGTGACGATCTCCTACTATAGTCAAATGCCGGACATAACGAGCCCACAGAGTTCGGCTGTTATCCCGTGGTTCCCCTGCCAGTCCTATCTGATCCAACGCCTCGCGGGCGAGCTTATGAAGATCGCCGATGACGCGCGCGCCGGGCAGTTCCTGGGCGATAGCGACGGCTCGGACGGCGCGATCGAGGGCTGCCAGTCCATCCTTCGTAAGTATTTGTTATTGAAGGATGATGCTGACAATGTGGTTAAGCAGGTCACGTTGGACAGGCGCTACTTCGGGGCGGGCAGTAATTTGGGAGAGAGTAAATCCATGGACTGGGGGTCCATAGTGGGGTCCGGCACGGGAATACACTAATGTCCTCCCTCCCCGGTCAAATCCTTCGCTGGCCCTACCGCACATGCGTCGATTCGCTCTACACTGGCCCCGCCGGCTCCGGCGAGGAGCAACAGGTCGATGGCGGCATGATGGCGCTGTCGAACCTCGTGCCCGACCCCCTGACCACCGATTCCTGGGTCTGTAGGCCAGCCAGCATCGAGCTGACGAGTTTCAGCGGGTTCACATCCCCCGGCTTCATTTCCGCGCTGCTCGTGGTCGGGAACTACGCCTATGGCATGATCGCGGAGACTTCGGGAACCTACGCCGGTCTCGACGTGCCATTCGTCTACAATATCCCGTCCGGTTCGTTCGAGACGATCCAATGGCTCAATCCGACGACGCTGGTGCTGGGCGCCATCCCCGCCAACACCCTGCCAACCTCGCCTTCGACCTCGGGCGCCTGGACGCCGCCGAGCCTCGCCCTGGTCGGGACCAAGGTCGTCGTCTGCCATCCCGGCTTCAACGGCGTGACCAACTACGTCGGCTGGATCGACATCTCGACGCCGACCGCGCCGTTGTGGAGCGCCGGCAACACGGCGATCAATTCCCTGCCATGCGTGCCGTCGTGGGTGGCGCAGTTCTCGGGCCGAGCCTATTATCTTTGCAATCCGACGACGGGTCTTCCCGGCGTCCTGGCGTCGGACAGCCTCGACCCCACGACAATGACGAACGCCAACTATGTGTTGACGTTCGGCGATAATATCCCCTTGGTCGCGGCATTTGGCCTCGCGCTCGACAACCAGCTCGGCGGCATCATCCAGTCGCTGCTCGTTTTCAAGTCGAACAATATCTATCAGATCACCGGCGATCCGGCGACATCTAGCTGGGTGCTCAACTCCCTGAATGTCGGCATCGGCACCAATTCGCCACTGTCTATTTGCGCGACGCCGGAGGGCATCGCCTTCGTGGCGCCGGACGGGATGCGCCAGATCGACTTCAACGCGCATGTGTCCGACCCGATCGGCATGGCGGGAACGGGGATCACCGCGCCGTTCAAGTATTCGAGCGTGCCCTCGCGCATCTGCGCCGCCTGCAACGCGACGACGGTTCGCATCACGACGCGGAATTTGCTCGCCGCTGGCGCGCAACAGGAGTGGTGCTATGACCTGCAACGCCAGATTTGGTATGGACCCCACACTTTCCCCGCCAGTCTCATACAAGCCTATGGGTTGCGGTATGTCATGGCGCCTGTCGGTGTCGTCGGTTCACTATGGATTTCCGACGTCATTCCTCTTTCCACTTCGACTTATACCGAAAATGGAGCTGGGCTCACCTGGGCGACACAGACCGCGCTTCTGCCGCCACAGCAGAATTTCATGACCAATTACAACATTGTCGAGAGCCAGCAATGGGCGGCGTTCGACCCCAATGCGTCTTCGTTCGTCGTGACGGCTTACGACGAGAACGCCAATCTGCTAAACACTTGCACGGTGAGTGGCGCGATCGTCGGCGGCGGTGTGTGGGGCTCCGGCTTGTGGGGCACGATGCTATGGGGCGGCGTTGGCCAGGCGCTTTCGCCACGTCGCCTGGCCTGGACGCAACCGCTGGTGTTCGCGCGCTGCTCGATCGGCATGACCGGCGCGTCGGCGCCAGGCGTCTATGTCTCGGACTTCATCGCGAGAGTGGAGCAGCTTGGATATGTGCAAAATCAATAGGTTACTCGCTGCCCTGATTTTTCTGTTCGGGCAAGTCGCTCCGGCGTGGCCCGACACGACCATCATCCCGGCGATACCCGACACGCTAACGAACGGCACGGTGGCCGACGCCAACGCGGTGATGGCGAATTTCACCGCCATTCAGTCCTATGTGAACGCCAACGCCGCCGCCAACGGCATCAATACCTCGATCACCACGCTCTCCGGTCTGACCTCGCCACCGGCGGGCGCGGGCTCGCTCATGTTCATGGGCACGTCCACGGCGGGCACGGCCAACGCGCCGACCGTGCCAACCGCCTATCCCGGCAGCTTCGCGTTGATCTCCGGGACGTGCATATGGTGGCAGCCGGCGCTCACCAACACCAGCACGGTCACGCTTAACGTGAACGGCAAGGGCGCGGTCGCCGTTGTGAAGCCAAGCGTCGCGGGGCTTGTCGTGCTGGCGGGCGGCGAGATCGTCGGCGAAGCCCCGATCCCCTCGCCCGCGCTCACTTGCTATAACGGCACGTACTGGGTGCTGATGAACCCACAGGCGAGCGTCGAAGCGCCGCTGCCCTATGCCGCCGTCGCCTCCGCCGCGACGGTGGCGATCTCGAACTCCGCCTGCCCAAATTTCAAGTGCGAGATCACCGGCACGACCACGATCACGTCGCTGGGCTCCAGCGCCACGACGGGGCAGGTCTTCTACCTGACCTTCGGCGGCGTGCTGACGCTGACCTACAACGCGACCAGCCTAAAGCTGCCGGGCTCGGCCAATATCACGACCGCCGCCAACGACGTGGCGCAAGCGACCTATCTGGGCTCGGGCAACTGGCAAGTGTTGCGCTATACGGCGGCGATACAGCCAGCCAATCTGATTGACGGCGTCTCGCCGTCAGCGGTTGGCCTCGTCGTCACTAACGACGGCACGACGCCAAATAGCAAGATCGACGTGACCGCTCAATCGGCGGTCATGACCAACTCGACCTATAACGCCTCGGTGACGGGCGTTAACGTCAGCGTCGTCATCAATCTCTCGGCGAGCGCCGGCTCGACCGGCAACGATCTGGACACGGGCTCGTTCGCGGCGTCTACGTGGTATTACGTATACCTGATTTCCAACGGCACGACGGTGGCCGGTCTCGCCAGCGCGTCCTCGACCAGTCCAACCCTGCCGCTTTGCAGTGGCAACCCATGCTCCCCGCCATGGCAGTACTATATGCGCGTCGGCGCGATGTCGTCGAACGGCTCGACGCAACTTTATCGAACGCTTCAAAATGGACCTCAAGCGCAATATAAAGTCGTCGCGTCGAGCACCACGCCATCCCTACCCGTCCTACTTAATGGCGCCACGGGCAGCATATCCACGCCGACATGGACGGGTATTCAGGTTACGGGCAATGGTTATGTCGCTCCGCCGACCGCGCAGCAGATAAGGGTCAATGTTCTTTGCGTGGCCACCGGAGCCGCTCAAGCGGTCATTCTCGCGCCGAATAACGCCTATGGCGCTTTTGAATCGGCCAATCCGCCGATGCTTCAAAACGGAAGCACGGGAAATCTTTGGTATGGGACCGTTCGGGGCGATATAGTTTTGGAGAGCAATAGCTTATACGCGGCGTCTAATTGCGGCACGCAAAATCTTATCTCGGCGGAAGGGTGGCGGGACGCCGTTGCGGCGAACTGAAAAAAGACGCATGATGCAACTGAAAAACAGGAGCCTGAACGATGCTTAAGAAACTGATCGTCGCCTTCGGTCTCGCGCTCGGCGCGATTGGCTTCGGCGTCGCGGCCACCGTGCCGAACATTCCCTCGTCTTCGCAATACAGCGAACCCAGTCAGATCATCGGCACGCTGAATTATCTGATCGCGCAATTGAACTCGCTGCTGCCCGGCCAAGTCGCCTCCATTCCGGTTCCATTCACGACGGCGACCACGACCATCGTCCCCGTCTTGACCTACAGCAACGTGATCTTGAACGTCGGCCAAGCGATGCATGTCCACGCATGGGGCGTGAACGGCGGCTCGGCCTCGACCAACACCATCACGATCGCTTATGGTTCTGGCCCGACCTCGCTGGCGACGGTCGTGACCGGCACGTCGGCGAAGTGGTGGGTGGACTGCTATCTCCAGAACGTCGGCACGGTGGCTTCGCCGGTTGTCCAGATGGAGTGCCACGGCGCGCAGGCGACGACGCTCATCACGACCGGTGAGACCAGCGACACCTCGGATGTCGCGACAACCCCCATGACGCTCATACTGCAATCGACGGCCTCCGTCGCCTCGCAACAGACCGTGCAGGGCGCTTACTTCGAGTACGTTCGATGAAAAAGCCACGTATCCCCGAAGGCCGTATGAAATCGGAGAAAGCGCCCAAGTCGCTGAAAAGCGCGATGGGCGCCAAGATGGACGCGCCGGGCAAGTCGAGCCCGACGGTCAAGAGACGCAAGGGAGCACGATGATGGCGAAGGGCAAAGGCAAGCACAAGCATCTCGGCAAGGACTTGAAAAAGCGTGAGCCGAAGGAGAACTTCGCCGGCGCGATGCACGGGACGCCGATGGCGACCCACGGCAAGGGGCGTGGCAAGCGTGGCGGGAGGACGGCCTGATGGTCGATCAATCCGAAATGGCCATGCTCGAAGCGCGCGTGAAGGCGCTGGAGGCGAAGGTCATGCAGCTGGAGGCGCGGATGACGGCGGTCCAGACGGAACTATCGAAGGACGAAGCGCTCGCTGAAAAATTCGAGCAGAACCCTCTAGGGAGTCTCTTATGAAAACCGCTGGGGGAGCCCCACTCGGAACCAAGGGCGGCAAAAGCGGCAAGCTCTTGAAGGGCATGAAGCGCATGGCGCCGCCGTCCAGCGACTCCAGTTCGGACAACCGTGGGGGATCGATGGATGCTGGAGCGCGTCGCAAGGAAGTCGCCCCCACGCCCAAGACGCTTGGACCGCGACGCGCTTGATTTCGCCTGGCAGCCCTTCGAGGACGTGATCGAGGAGGCGCTGCCGCTGCTCAAGCGCCACTACGCCGAGTTGGGGCTAGATGGCGAGCCGTTCAACCCGAACTGGCGCGCGCTGTTTTTCATGGCGTCCGTCCAGAAGGATTTGCGGATCGTCACCGCGCGCGACGACGGGCGGCTGGTGGGTTATTGCGCCGGCTTGCGCGTCAAGTATCTGGCTTCGCAGGAGGTCAAGGTCATCATGGTGAACGCCATCTATCTGGAGGACACCTACCGGGGTTCGCTCGTCCCGATCAAGATTTTCCTCGGCATGATGATCGAGTTCGCTCGGGAGGAGGGCGCGATCCGGTTGGAGATGGCTCCGCAAGGGCGACATCGCAAGGGCATCGGGCGGATGCTGCGCTACCTCGGGTGGGCGTCCTCGCCCGATCCGGCATGGATATTGGAGGTCTAGGTGGGCGGCTCCACAACCCCGGCGCAGGGCCAGATTTACGGCAGCCCGGTCTCCGCGTCCTCCTCGGGGACGGCGACGGCCAGCCAGGGCACGCCGATCTCCGGCAGCGGCCTGTTTTTTGGCGCTCCGGGGCAAGGCTATGCCGCGATGGGAACGCCGGCCTCGGGCGGCAAGCACGCGGCGCCCGCCGCGAACCAACTTCCGACCGGCAACCAGGCGGCGCAAACGCCGAACTACGACCCGGCGCTCGGCATGAACAGCGTCTACTCGATGATGAATCAGGCGCCGGGCACGATGTTCACACAGGGGCAGGACGTGAGCCCTTACACCGACCCGACCGTCGTGCAGAACGGCGTGCCGCTTGCCAGCCAAATCTCGCCGTTGTCCATTGGCGACCTCGGCGCGACGCAGGCTTACGCCAGTTCGCCCTCGCCGCTCGGCAACTATACCTCGGGCTTGAATACGAATAATCTCGGGGCGCTGGCGGGCAGCCCCTTCCTCTCGGCGCTCGCCAATGGCGGCAAGGCGTATAGCTGATGGGCGGCTCCGTATCATCTCAGTCTCTACCGAGCTACCAGACCGGCGTATCGCCGGCCAGTTCGAGCGGTCCCGCGTCCACATCGTTCGCCGGCGGCTCGGGTGGCTCCGTCTACACGCCTAAATTCGGACAGCCGACTTACATCGGCGGCTATCTGCCGCAAGCGGACGTGAACTTCGCCAACGAAGTGCCGCAGGTCGCCGGCGCGACCAACACGATGGAGAGCCTGATCCAGCAGTACATGCCGAGCTTGAACAGCGGCCAGATGACGCAGCCCACGAGCTATTCCCCGGCGGAGACGTCGGCGCTTGGCAATTTTCTTTCCGGCAACGCCTTGCAGGACGCGCCTTATGCTTCCCAGGCCCTTCAAACCGGGTTTGATCCGCAGAACGCTCTTTATGCCCAGACCGCGCAACAGACGCAGGATCAGACGCGGGCGGCGGAGGCTGCCGCCGGAGTCGCCGGCACGCCCTACGGCGCCGGGATCGAATCGCAGAACATGGCGAATTTCAACCTCGATTGGATCAATCAGGAGCAGGCGCGCCAGCAAGCCGGCGCGTCCACCGCCGACCAATTGATGAGCACGATGGGGCAGGAGGTCGCGGGTGGACAGCAGCTTGCTCAGGCTGGACCGTCATTCCAGACTTCAGTGCTGTCCAGCCTTCTGGGCAACACCACCACGGCGCTTAATCCGCAGCAAGTCGCGCTTAGCGATTATCTCTCCTACATGGGCCAGAACCAGACGGCGCAACTCCAGGCCAGTGGGCAGAACATAGCGGGCGTGTCCAGTCTGCTCGACTTCGTGTCGTCAATGCAGCAGTCTGGCGGGTCATCATCCGGCAAGAGCGGGGGCGGACAGGGTATGAGCGGCCTCGGGTCGATGGCGGGCAAGGCGGGCGCGGGAGGCAAGGGAGGGTGACGATGTTAGTAACCACGAACGTACGAATTGACTCCGCCGCGTTGGCTTACTCGCGGACATGCGTGCTTCGCCATGCGTTGCGACAAGGACAAAAAGCAGCCGAACACTTTATCGAGCGCAATGGGATAAGACGACTATCGCAAACACGTTGGAGACTGATGCGCGTGCCCGAGGAGCTTGGCGGCGGGATTGAAATAAGATTGCGCGCGGAGGCGGAGCGAAGGCTATGAACGATCTCACATCCCTTGGCGCTCTTCTCACCGCTTCCGGTGGCGGCAACATGGCCAACAGCCCGGTGTTCGGCATCAAGGGCAAGAAGCAGCATCGCATGGAGCCGATGCAGATTTTGCAAATGCTCTCGCAATTCGCCGGAGGCATGGCGAAGGGCGGGCAGCAGGGGCAGCAGGGGGCGCAGGACCAGGCGGTTGGCCAAAACCTCAAAGGCATGTCGCAAGGCGGATGGTCGCCGTCAATGGGCGGCGGCATGGGCGGCGGCATGGGCGGCGGGGGCGGAACGCCCGGAGGCCAACCGTCCTACGGCGGCTCGCCGCAAGGCGCGCAGGCGCCCGGCCCGTCCGGCCAATCGCCCTCTCAACTTCTGCCGATGCTGCAAGGCGCCGGGATGCTGCCGCAAGGCGGACAGCAACTTCCTGGCCAATCGCCCGCGATGCGTCAAATGCCGCAAGGAATGAGTGGTTCGACGGGCGGCGGCATGAAGCCCGGAATGGGCGCCAGCGGTCCGATGGGCGCGGCTGGACCGCCGGGAGCCAGCGGCGGCGCGAACACGCTCGGGTTGCTCCAGCAGCTCATGAAACAGCGTCAGGGCGGAGGCGGACAACAGCCCCAACAGGGCGGGGGACAGGGAGCCGCCCCTTTTCCGGTTCAGGCGGCAAGTTCGGCCCCAGCGGCGGGGGCGGGGGGAACTTCGCCGGGCAGTAGCGGTGGGGGCGTGTCGCCCCACGCTTGGTGGAGCCCGGAGCACATTAACCAGGCCGTCAATTTCCTCCAGCAGAACGCCGGCCTTTCGCCGATGGGCGCGCAAGGACTCGTGTCCCGTTGGGCGAATGTCGAGTCGCCCCAAGGACCATCTTCGGTCAATCCCCATAGCGGCGCTCAGGGCATCGCGCAATGGCTAGGTTCGCGCGCGCGAGGCTATGGCTCCGATCTTATGTCGCAGCTCCAGCATGTCGCGCAAGAACTGGGAGGGCCGGAGAAGGCGGCGGCGGGCGTGCTCAGGAGCGCCCAAAGTCCGATGGACGCGGCGCGAGGCGCGTCGATGTTCGAGCGCGCGGAGGGTTACAACCCCCGCACGGGCATGGACAACTTCACCCGGCGGACCGCCGCGGGCATCGGCGGCGGCAATAATGCGATGGCCGCGCGAGCGGCCCAAGGCGGCACGCCTCCCGGCGGTAGGATCGGGGGAGGCGGCCCAACGGGGAACTCCCCTTTCGGAGGCCAGGCGTCGGGGAGAGCGGGGCCGGGGGGAAATACGCCGGGAATTACGGACCCTCGGATTGAGAATCCGAACCTGCCTGGCTCCGCGCAAGAGGGCTTCTATAGCCAGGCCGCGCATCGCCTGCTCGCGGTCAATCCGAACATTTCTGGCAAGCAGTTTCTCGCGACGATGAAGGAAATGCTGCCGTTCCTGCGGCTCGACGCCGACACCCTCAATAAAGAGCATAAGGGGGAAATGGACGAGTTGAAGGCCGACCAGGCGGATGCACGCGCGCAAGAGACGGCGCGGCATAACCAGGAAATGGAAGAGGCGCGCTCCGCCACGGGAGACGAGCGGGAGCGGCACAATAGAACAACCGAGTTGCTTCGCCAGTCCGAGGATGTGCGTAAGTCGCAAGACACTCAGTTCAAACAAGACATGAAGGCGCTTGAATATAAGGGCAAGCGAGAGGACGCTTCCGCCCGGATTGAACAGGCCGTGGCGACGCTTGAGTTTCATAAGCAGCGAGAAGAGAATTTGCAGCATTGGCGAGGCGTCCGCGCTGGCCAGGCCGACCGAAAGGCCGACGTGGAAGCGCACAAGATGGACATGCAGCAAATCGACAGGCAAATCTCCGCCGCGCAAAGGAGAGCAACCGGACTCACCGCCTATGAAGGCATGAGCGTGGACGATCAGAAAAAGTACGACGAGTTGCAGGCCCGCGTGGACTACATGCTAAGGCTCCGGGAAGGCATGAAGGACCAGGCGCAAGGCGAGACGACGAGTTTGCAGCCTGGCGCCGTGCATGGCGGCTACAAGTTCAAGGGCGGCGATCCGAACAAGCAAGAAAATTGGGAAGCAGTGAGACAGTGACATGGCCGATGACGCGAAACCTTGGGAGCGGGACTGGGGCCAAGCCACCCAACCAAAGCCGTGGGAGCGCCAATGGGGACAGAACCCCGACGCCGCCAATGTCCAGGCCGGACAGCCGACAATCACCCAACGCGACGTTGGGACCGCTCAAGCCGGGACTGGCTGGCAGGGCATGGACCCGCTCTTGAACCCGATCGGGCCGGAACAAATTCAGCAGCGCAAGCTCCATGACATTGGCGCTGGAGCGGCGCAAGATTTTCAACGCTTCAATAAAGCAAACCCGATGAAGGGTCTAGGCGTCTCCGCGCTCCAGGGAACGGCGGAGGGCGCGTCGATGGGATGGGCGGACAGACTATCCGCCCTATCGCGTTCGGCGCTTGGCAAGGGCTCCTATGAGGAAGAATTGGCGCGCCAGCGCGGATGGATGGGCGAGAGCGCCCAAGAGAACCCGCTCACCCGCGACTTCTCAAGCCTGGCTGGCGCGTTCGCCACGCCCGCCATTGGCGGAGGGGCGGCGGGGCTCGGTCGCGCCGGCGGCTTCACGCAGGGGCTTAAAGTCGGCGGAGGCTATGGCGCTCTGAGCGGCGCGGCGAGCAGCCCCGACCTGCGCGACTGGCGGGACGTGGCGCGACGGACGGCGACCGGCGGCGCGATGGGCGCGGCGATTGGCGGGCCGATCGGCGCGCTGACGCGCGGACGGACGCTAACGGGCGAACCCGAGACGCCAGTCGCATCGAAGGTTGGAGAGCGTGCCCCCTTCCTGGAAAAGCGCATAAGCGGCGGTCTCAAGTCCGCTGGCTTTGGCGGCG